TGATGGGCGACATCGGTAAGATGTGGGGGGCCATAGACGAAGTCAGGGACGGTCACAAAAAAAAGAAGAAGCGGTCTGGTAAGTCAATCAACGAGGAAGCCCTCGAAACTTACGCGGCTCAACAAAAGTGCAACGACCTAGAGATCGAACTAAAGAAAGCTGTGATCGCTAGTCGCGGTTTCTATGCGTGGGACGCACTCTTGAAAGTCAGAGGCGAGATCAAGAAGAAAAGAATACAAGAAGAAGCAAGACGCCAAGAAGAACTACGAAACAAAATAGAAATGACATGCGCTGTTATCTTGTTTGTCACCCTAGTCGCGGGTATGTTTGCGGGCGTCTGGCTGTGGTTAGGTTGACCCTTCGTCGCAGTGCGTAACCTAGCCGGAAGGGTCGTGTGGGTCAGCGATTAAAACAAAGTTCGACCCAACTGCGTCTAGGCCAACCCACTGTTATAGTTTAACTTATTGGCTTGCCGCACACAAGGAAATCCAAGGCTTTATGCAAAGAATTATCCCCAGGATTTTTGATCGTCGCGTCTACGTCGAAGTCGTACTGCTCACTGCTATGTGTTGCGGCGGTTCCTGTCGAGTGGCTGTCCGGCGGTAGCACTCGTACCACCATCCCGCCCATTGACTGCACCCGCTCGGCCTCGTTCTGAAACCGACAATCGTCTGTCACGACTGGTTGTGTCAGCAGAAGTTGCTTGGCGCGATGCGCCCACACGTTTCCCCATAGGTTGTCGCTTATAAGATCGCGCCCCCATTCGACGCCCAGTGTTTGCATTGCCCATCGCGGTGTCTTTCCTGCTAATATGTCACAAGGCTGCTCCTTGAGCGCACCTTCAAGGTGTGCATCCGTCAACCCCAGTTCCTTGAGCATAGCTTTCAGCGGCCCTGCGAACTTGATCCTAGTATAGCCATAAAAGTTACATAAGTATTCCGCACATATAGTCTTGCCGCAGCCTATCGGCCCTGCAAAAGCAATCAGTCTAGGTTTCATCATCGACGACCTCTTTAGATAGGTCGGTGATCTCCCGACGAATATGTTTAAGTTTATCGTAAGCCTTGCGTCGGTCAGATAATGCCGTGTGTTCGCTGCTCGGACGGTCATTGCCAAATGCAATCATCCACTCCAAGTCTGCGATGCGAGTTTGTACGCTGTTGGCTAAGTGTTGCAGTTCAATGATCTGTTTTTTCTTGGCGCGTAGTTTCATTTTTGCCTCGGCTCGTAGAGTTTCCAGTTTGTGCAAGTGCTGCCATCACACTCGTCGCAATGTAAATTTCCCATGTTGTCTGCTCGACTATTGCCACAGGTACGCATAGATTTTTCAGGCGGTTCTGAACCGTTCCAACAGGCATCACGCTTGAAGCATCCCTTGCAACGCCAGTCGCTCTCGTCAGTCGCAATACGTGTGGCCCTGTTCTCAAGAACATCCTCGACCTTAGTCGTGAGGTAGGCCCAACGAAAGTCGTCGAAGTCTATGTACTCGTGGTGATACGCAGAATTGTTTTTGTTGTACGCGATCAGTACAAACTTGCGTATGCCAGACAAGCCCATCATAAATTGCATCTGGTCGTAGTAACTAGGGTGACTACCTTTGACACCCTTCCTTACAAACTCTTGGTGCTTCGCCATGTTCATCGACTTGATCTCGACGCCGTAAGTCTCGCCCTCAATCTCCATCAGGCCATCAGCGTTACCCATGACCAGCCCACCATAACCAGTCCATCGCCATTGCTTGCCTGTGAGTGGGTCATTCTCCATCACATGCACGCCAGCTTTACGCATGTCCTTGACCACGTCGTATTCGATTTTGTGTCCGTCACGAAAGATGCGCTTGAGTTGTGGTTCGGGGGCTGTGTCTGGGTAGCCACGGTAACTAAAAGCAATGGACGCTAGACACTGCTGGCCTATGCCACTTGCCCCTATGTATTGGCGCGGCTCACCGCGCTTCTCTTTGGCGTATGCCTCAGTAATAAGCGCAGTAATATCCATAGTCGTTCCTTAAAAAAGGGGCTGAGTTTAACAAAGTTCGGGCGCTGAGACGATCTACGTCTGGCATACCCACAGTCTCTCAGCCCCAGTTAGACAAACCGTCTGGGAGGATTAAAACGGAATGTCATCGTTCGGCACCTTTGGGGGAGGTGACGAAGAAGATGTGTCTGCGACGAAATCTTTGGGGTCAAAAAAGCCGCCAACCTGTGAGCCTGTCCGTGTCTGCCCATCTTTCTGATAGGTTTCAGACGTAACAAGCACGCCAGTTTTCAAACCGTTGATGCTTGCGATGCCTGACTTGCCAATGTTGTTGGGGTCTTTGTGACCGCCATGCGTCAGCAAGGCTTTCAACTGCTCATGCCCAATGCGTGTAGCTTGCTCGGAGTGCGGTACGTGTACGTTCAGAAACCCACGGATGCTACACCCGCTTGCCGTATCCTCAAGCTCAACCTCTACCATTTTGCCGCCGCTCTTGGTGTCCTTTAGCTTGGCGTGCTTGGCCGTGCAGACATAGCGACCGGGCTTTAGGATGTTAGACGCCGACGAAACCTGTACGCCAGATAAATTTAAGTCGTTAAAAGAAAAGCTCATTGCTCTTGCTCCTGTGTTTTTTGATATTTTTTGAAGTCGGCGTCAGACAATTCCATCCGTTTAAACAGATCGACAACTGATCCAGTCTTTTCGATTGCCGCAAGCCTACGCTTCTCGTCGCGCACCTTACCCTTCCAGCCACGTACATCGTCTGTCACAATGTAACGCACGACGCTTTGGTTCTCGTTGTCGCCAGACGTAGCCCGTAACCCTGCGAAAACGCAGTCAAAAATTCCGGGCAGTTTCTCAATCGTCGCCTTGCCATCGACCATAGGCCAGTGCTCTATGTTGCCGTTCTCGTCTTGGCTCGACTTGGCAAGCGCAGTGCAGAGAAAGTGCATAGGCATATCCCTGATCGCCTTACACGCACCGACTAGCTGCGACCCGTGAATAGCCCAAGCCTCAAAGCCGTTGGGTTTCTTTCCCATCTTTTCTGCTTCTTCTTTGCAGTGCTTCTCGGCTGCTCGAAGTGAGTGCGACGACAATTCAGTAAGACTATCCAAGCCTATCCACTTGTATTCGCGGGACTTAAAGTCTGGTGTCTTCATCCACCGAAAAATATCCACGAATGAATACTCGTTTGCCTCTGGATTGGTTCGACCACCCCACGAATTGAATGGTAGGTAGTCGATACCAGCGGATCGAATAGAACTAAGCCCACTCTCTCCACTAATGATGAACCCTTTACCGTAGTGCTCCTGCATGTGGGCCATGTTCGTAGTCTTGCCCCACCCTGCGTCACCAAACAGCACCGTCTTTAGGTATGATGTGCTGTGGTCTATTGTGTTTGCTGGCTTAAACATTAGTCGCTCACCTTTATGACCTTAACTTTTGCTGGCCCCGGCGTCCTAGTTAGGGCAGGAAGCAAAGCCTTCTTTTGCTCGTCCTCAAGAAACTGGAACAGTCGCTTGTTCACTGTCAGTCGTTTTTTTATGTGCTCTGGAAGTTCGTCGCTCGACGCAAACAAGTCCTCAAGCAATTCGTTATCCCATGTCCAACGCTCAGAGCGGGTGCATGTAACGGTCATACCGTTTACGTCGATGGCCTGTTCACCAGACATGATTGGAAATTCTGCGGCGATGGTTTCGAGCAAGCCTTCGTGCTGCTCTTTCATCTGGTCGAGGGTATCAGAAAGTCGCTGATACTCAGTGACAGCGGCGACTAAAGCTGGCGATGAATTGTTAATCGGTTCGGGTGCGGTGTCCCAGTCAGACATTGAATGTCTCCTTTGAAGTTGAAGTAACTCCCCATCCCTACCGTTAGATGTTCAATTAAACAACGGCGATGTGTCCAACTTTGTGTCACATATGGCACAGATGTATTGCCGATGCACATTTATACAGCTTATGGGGATATAGAAGGAGATAAATATGACCATAAAATTCAACGCTTCACGCTTGGTTCACGACTGCGGTGGCGTTTCAACTGTGGCGAAGCTGCTCGGCAATACACGCACCGCGCCCTACCGCGCCATGAGGACGGGCTACCTCGGCACGCCAACACTAGCCTTGCTGCTAGAGCACAACCCCAATCTCAACATCAATAGCTATTTCGAGGAGACACAAAATGACAGGCAACAAACTGACTGAGCGCGACCTAGATAAGTGGAAGTCCCGCTGCTACACCGCTGCGCTTGAGGCGCATGATCGCGGTTGGAACATCATGCCGCTATCCTTAACAAGCAAGACACCCCTGCTTGGCTGGATTGACTGGCAAACGAACCGCGTCACTGACGACATGATAGACGACTGGTTTCAAGAGGGTGTGAAGACTAAGTCGGGTATCATCGTTAAATATTTTAACATCGGCCTCATCACTGGCGAGTTGTCAGGCGTGGTCGCTGTTGATTGCGATAATGCAGACGCCATTAAGTACGCTGAGAAGCACGGCCTAGCCTCTCCTTATAGGGTGAGCACGCAGAAGGGCGCACACTTTTACTGGAAGCACCCACGTCAGGGCGCACGGTTTGCGAACAAGGTTGGCAGCAATGCGCGTGACTGGCCGCAAGTCGAGGGCTTAGACTTCCGAGGTGACGGCGGGTTTGTTGTCATGCCCCCGTCCATTAAGGTGAAGGACGAAGTTGTCGAGCATGAGTATTCGTTTGAGACAACCGCTGACTTTGACGACATAGACTTGCACGTTTGGAAGGGCGCACCAACTGAGAAGACCGACGACGAATTTAGTTTCGACGCGCTAGACCTTACTGGCGTTGGCTTACACAACCCCGACGAACATGTCAGCATATGGGAACAAACGAAGGCGCGTGTCGCACACTTAGGCCGCAAGTTAGAAGATGGCGATGGCACGGATGCGCTCATGGTCAGGTATGTCGGGCAGAAGTGTCGGCAAGGACAGATGGGTGACGACCTAGTCGCGGTTGCCAAAACTTTTTACGACGAGTTTTTTAATCAGGCTGGTTACTCAGAGGACGAGACGAATAGGTGGCTACAAAGTAAATGTCGTTCAGCAATCGACATGGATCGCCGCAACTATCCCACTGATTATGACGACGACGGCTACCGCATAGAGGTTAAGAAGGAACAGCTACGACTGGGCAGGCTCAAGCCTATCCACTCATCAGACATTGATCGACTGATCGACAGCATAGGCGAGACAGAATACTACGCTGACCCGCTGATCCCTGCGGCCACGATTACGCAAGTCGTGGGGTATAACGGTCACGGCAAGTCTTTCTTTCTTCAAGCACTGCTGACTTCGATGGCTGCGGGCAAAGAACTGTTTGGCCCATACGAAACCAAGCCCGCAAAAATCCTGTACCTCGACTACGACAACCCCAGCCGTACCATCCTGTATCGTTTCAAAAACTTCGTGAAGATGTTTGGCGACACCTCTGACAAATTTAACATGTGGTCGCCAGCCCTGATCAGTGCTGAGGATGGTGGAGAGATGAGCCTCGCAACTGAGGACGGCTTCCGTCTGCTAGGCGAATGGCTAGAGGCAATCAAGCCAGACGTAGTCGTGATCGACACAGTGCGGAACGCCTTTGGTGGGCTAGAAGAAGCGAGTGCATCCGAGTGGTTCAAAGTTAATCACGTAGCCAAGTCGATCCGCAACAAGTTCAACGCATCGGTGATCATGGTTCACCACAGAAACAAACCCGGCGAGGGTGGCATGGGCCGTGAGGCTGGCTCGACTGCACAGCTTACAGACATCGACACGCAGATCATGGTCACGCAAGTGTTCCGGCACAAGGCAGAGGCTAAGGCTAAGGCTGGCTTGCTCGACGCTGAGATGGAAATGTACGACATGACTGGGGCAGCGCACACGCCCTTCGGCTACCTTGAGAAACGCCTACGCCCCGACAGCAGATTACGCATGGTCAGCCAGATAAGTTTCGGGAAGGTACGGCAGACCACAGAGCTACACGAAACTCATTACATTGGATGGGCTGAGAGCCTGATCGACGGGTCGCAGTACGTGGTGAGCACAGCAAGCCTCAAGCAAAAAGCTGCACACTATCACGGTACTGGAATGACTGTAGAGGACGTGAGCCGCAAGCTCAATCTGCCTGTGTACGAGGTGAACAGATGGGTGTGATCCGACCTATTAGTTCTAATCGTAGGTTAGCTCCTGTACCAACCGAGAGTGCCGAAAGGCAACTCTCGCTCTTTGAACATTTAGAACTATTAGGTGAAAGCCGCTACGCGAGTATACACACCACCCCCGATCCCCAGTCAATAGACATACGTGTCACTAATGGCCCTGTTCAAAGAGGACACCCCCCCTTGTCGGGGGGTGTCTTTTGCAATGCCGCCGTCGAGGAACCAATAATGACAGTACGCAACCCCCTCACTACGGGGCAGCGCGACTTGTTAGAGTGGATGCTACACAACGACTATTCGTATCGTGCAATGGCCCGTCGCTTTGACATTAGTAGCGACACGCTCAAGCGCATCCTGATCCGTGAAGGGTTAGCCGAATTTGATGGCGCGAAGTACGCCATAGTCTCGCAAGAAATTGAGAACCTAGATTTATGGGAACGCCCTTGCATCAAGTGCAAGTCGAGCGATCCCCGCCCACGTTGGCAGTACGTCTGTGACAACTGCAAGCCTACCGAAAGCATAGGATTACCCGACGATTGGATCGCAGACTAGGAGAGTTTCTTTGAGCAAACAAAAACGCAAGGGCGATGGATACGAACGCGAGTTAGCCAAGTGGTTAGACGCTCGACTATTCGGAAGCCAAGGAAAAATCACACGCGCACCCCTATCAGGTGGTGGGTCGTACATAACTGGCGGTGGTCGCGCCGACTTACTTGGCACGCCCGACTTATGGATCGAAGCCAAGCGCACCGAACGCTTCGTACCTTACGCAGCTATGGCTCAAGCCGAGACTGGCATCCACAAGTCTGACACACCTGAAATGCCAGTCGTAATTCAACGTCGCAACCAGATGAAAACGCAAGACAGCCTAGTCGTGATGCGCCTCAACGACTTCGCCTTCATCTACGAAGGCTACCTCAATCAGTATGGGTGGGCGACTATGGACAGTGAGTTCGACGAAGCCCCAAGTGAGGACGAAACTTCCGCAGAAATCGTTACACTCTTTTCTGTAATGAACGGAGACGCCGATGACAAAGGGACGAGTGAGTAAGGATTGCAAAGGTAAGTCGCTGAACAAACCTTGGAAGACGCCGAGCGGCCCGAAGAAGCGGTCAGTCTGCGTGAAGAAAGGTGCCTCGACTATCAAAGTTTCCTTTGGCGATCCCAACATGACCATAAAAAAATCTGTCCCTGCTCGTCGCAAGTCTTTCCGCGCTCGCCACAACTGCGACAGCCCCGGCCCCAAGACTAAGGCACGATACTGGTCGTGTAAGCAGTGGTGATATGGAAGTATGGGTCTTATATTTTTGGATAGTCTTTGCCAACGGGCAGCAAGCCATCATGGAAAATAATGACCGCTTCACAACCAAGTCATCCTGCTACCTAGTCGCACAAGAGAAAGCAGAAAGTCTACAGATAGAACTTTGGCAAACGACAGGGATACCCGTGCAAATCAGGCATCGCTGCACACGAGACGACATCCCAACATAAGGAAAGACTAATGGCGAAGTGTAAGAAATGTGGCAAGACTAACTGCGGCTGCAACTACGGCAAGAAGAAGCCCAAGCCTTCCCGTCGTGGCGGCAAGAAAGTCGGGTACTGATTGGCAGAAGTCGCGCCATACACGGTTGCAGCAAATGGCAGCGTCTTAGTCGCAGAGATAAGCGATCAAGAAGCTGTGCATATCAGACCGGAAATAAATCTTTCACCTTCGGGCAACATGGTACTCACCCTTGGACAAGGAAGTTATTTCCTGTCCCACGATGGGGCCATGTGTCTCGCAGATATGTTGGCAGAAGCGGCTTTATTGGGCGAGGGCGTATCGTCAGAAACTCTTAACGGTAATCCCCAATGATCACACGCCAGTTATTTCAGCACATGCTTGAGCGCGAAAAAATTTTAGAGAAAAAATTGAAAACGCTTGAGGCTGAGAACCGCGCACTAAAAAGGGGGAAGCCTTTACGGCAACCCCCTTCACTAGATCACAGCGCGGAGTGTACCACTCGCAAGGTGTACGAGTGACCGGCAAGCCGACCCTACATGCGCGTATGAAAGGTACGCTGCTCTAACTGCCAGTGTTATTAGCCCCACCGCTGGCTGGGGTAACTGGTTGCAGGATCACGTCAAAGCCAAGCGCATTACACGCAGCCGTGAACGTCGATAGGTTAGGGCTAGACACAGTCTGCCATCGAATGATTGTCTCCCGACTGACACCGGCGCAATCCGCGATCACGGCGTAGCTACGGTCACTCGCGTGAACAATCTCAAAAAAGCTACGGATCACAGGCGCAACCCGCAGCGTGTCGGTTTCTCGTTTACAGCGAGGCAAACTTTACACGCGCATGGCTGACCAACATATCAACCACTTGCATCCGGCTAATGTTATAGACCAAGCTCAATCCCACAATGAAATCCTCAGCCTCAAGGCTGATAGGAATGTTACGATCTTTCTTTTTGGGCGCAGCTTCCACAGGCGCAGCCTCTACGACAGGGGCGGGAGCAGGAGCGATAGCACCGTTTGCCTTTTGAATTTTAGCAACCTGTTTGGCAGCGTTATTGGCCGTCCTCATTAGAACCCTTGTGGGCCGCACAGTTTCAAGCGCAGTCTTATAGCAAACGGAAAACTTTTCTGCGAGTTGTTCACAATTATATCCGTCCATGAATAGAGCGATCATCTCTTTTTTCTGATGGCTCTTTAAGTAAGTTCTGGTCTTCATTGAAGTAGTCCCTCTGGTTAGTGGTGTTGATGTCACTTATATGTAGCAACCGTTTGGTTCTGTCAACAATCTGAGACAGCGCAACCCTGTCAAAACCCTGTCATTGGCCCTATTTTAAGGTGATTAGATGTGTAAATAGGACACAGTATTTTTACTGTAAGCCCCTGCAAACACTCAACAATTTTAGATAAGATGTGTCCCAGACTACATACTGAGTCCGTGTGGGGGCACCATATTTAAAAATAGTTTCGTTTGTTTGCAAGGACTTATAAGTTTCTTAAAAGTTTTTTTGTCTTGTGTTTGTCAGATACATCCGATGCTTAACAGTGACACATCTGATGCAACACATTGTTATTGCTCGACTAAGTAGCCGTCTTGGCATGTCAATTAACTGCCGATTTGGCCCTCATTCCATTGACACAATTTCTTGCTCGGCTCTGCACGAACCCCCGATACCTCATAGTTTGGCTAATATCGCTGTGGCCCATGAGATATTGAATGTCTCCAAGATCAGCACCATTAGACGCACACAGATAGGCGAAGGTGTGCCGTAGGTCGTGGCACCTTACCGCCTCTGTCCCCTTGTATGGTAAGCCTAGCTCCTTACACGCAGCCTTTAACTCTATGTTCAGAGCGGCACTGGCACTGGCCGGATTTTCCCAAGGCCCGTTCACACCCTGATAGACTGGTATGTGTGCGGGTAAGCCTTGCGTGGCCGATGCGATCTCACTCATTGCCTCGGACATAGGCACGTCCCTCGCATTAGTCTTGGTACGCGCACTGTCATGCGACTTGCGGATCATGGTCACTTGCTTGTTGTGGCTAAAGCAACGTGGCCCAATCGCCACCAGTTCTTTCATCCTCACACCCGTATCAATCATAGTCGCAAAGTGAGGATAGAATACTTCCCTGTGCTTACGCATCCAGTCAGTCACCGCCGTTGCTTCCTCAGCCTCTAAGTGTACTGTCCTTACATCATCGACGAAGGGGCGTGAGATTTTGGGTGCAGTGAAACCCGTGAGCCGCTTATCAGCATGGTTGAGTATGGCGATGAAGTCATTGAGGTATCGCTTCACACTCGACGGGCCAAGGTGTGTCCAGTGAGACGTGATGTACGACGCGACCATCCCGTTGTGGATTTCCGGCAGAGGCATATTGCCCCAATACTCACAGAACATATTGATCTTACTCTCTGTGCGCTTGTCCAGTCGCTTCTCGATTTTCTTCCAGCGCATGTACTCTATGGCTGCGTCCTCAAATGTTTCATGCACACGCTTGTTGCCGAAAGAATTGTTGGCGATGTCGCGCTCGACTTGAACGCGCACCCTCTCAGCGTTAGGTTTGAATTGTTGGGTGGCGCGAAGGCCCGTCGTGCGACGAACCCTCTCACCCATGAACGTACCCCTGACATGCCAGTGGCCGTTCTCGCGTATAACTTTAAGCATGTTATCTCACTTTCTGTTTCAACATTGATGTAGTCGATGGGTATTTGCTTGGGTCTTGCGCCCAGTCAATTTCCACCTCGGTAAGCTCAAAATGTTTCTCTGCGCTCATCTTATGTATGAGCCGCCTGTAATGAAGCCCTGCCTTGTGCCTCGTAGTCGTATTACTTTTCCGCATATAGCCTCGTATATGCACTTTTGCGGTGCTCTCCGCGCAACCCAGTATCTCGCCCATCTCATGTGTGGACTTGCCATTAACAACCAATTGCACGGTAGCAATTTGCTTTGCACTAAACGTGTTCAGCATACTCTCGTTCATAGAAGGGTCGCCAGTGGGGGGGTGCCTAGTCTCAAGCGCATGGTCTTGCGGATCAGCATTATTCCTGTGTGGTGACATGATCATACGCATGAGCATATCGACTTGGGCTTCTAGCCCGATGATACGTTGTTCCATTTCTTCGTGTGTCATTAGAAATCTCCGTTGAATTACATGTGTGTGTGCGTTATGTGTAACGCGAGCATGTCGTGATGCTCATCATGTGTGTGTGTCGATGAGGACAACGTCTTCATCGGCACTCCCATTCTCCTCTATTATTTGCAGCACTCGACTACGCGCCTTACGCATAAGTCTGTCTGTCCATTCCTCATTCTCTAACGCCCACGTTATGCCCAACGCTAGAAGCTGCGACGCCTCTATCGTTTGGCCCAGTCGAGCGTATGTCTCGACAGAAAGATCACGCTTTACGACGATGGCACATTCACCACCGTCCACGTTAAGTTTGATTTTCTGCATTAGTCCTTCACCACGATAGGCACATACGCGCCCTCGTTTAATTGCTTGCAGTGCGTGCTTAACCACACACTGATCAAAGTTTTAAGTGTATCTATCGACGCACCCCCATTCACGATGAACCCTGCCTGTTCCACGCAGTTCAACATGTCACTGGCAATCACGCCCACTATAGCCTCAAAGTCCTTGGTCTTGATCACCGCCTCGTTCGTCGTGCGGAAGTCAACGACCATGTCTCGCATCCTCTCAAGCTCTGCGAGCACACTATCCTTCTCCCATGTCCCTGCCTTTGGATCGACAGGCACATGATGTCTACTGGTCAGCGGCGTCTTAGTCTTACGTTCGCCGTTGCTAATTCGCTTACCGTGATAGGTCGCCCATATCTGTGCGCTTGCAGCCTCGGCAGCTTTTGCTGCGTCATTGCCACCATCATATTCGCGCTTAACCCTCACGCTTGGGGTAGTCGTAGGCTCTGCGTCCTGTTCGACTGGCGCATCAACCACGCCTAATTCCTGTAGCACCCCGTCTGTAATTGTGTCTGTGATGTTATCAGTCATGTGTGTTCTCCATTTATTATATAGCTAAGTGTTCAAGCTCAACAATGCGGGTCGTGACCACATGCCGAGTAGTGCCTTCCGTTTGTATTTCCGTACTGTCACCACGCTTCTGAGCGAAGGTGACGTTGTAGATAATGTTACCGTCACTCAGCGTGACCGTGACATCCAAGTCGCACATGTCACACAAACAACCGGCGTTGTGTGTAACTTGGCTCAGTTCGATAAGAGCCTGTGCGATTTCGGGTGGGCCGATTGGCCCGTTCGTCCATACTGTTGTTGCGCCCGAAGCTGCTACAGAGGGTGTGTTTGTTTGTGGCATAATTTTTCTCTCTTTACTTGGTGGGCCTTGTGGTGGGTCAGGCCAAGTTCTTTGCATATACCCTACGCTGGGCGCGTTCACGTTATGTATGAGGCTAAGTCTCCCCATTTGAAAATCTCCTTACTGTTGCTAATTAGATGAGGTTGTCACAGATGTGTGACATGTGCAAGCCGCCGCATGACAGATTGCACTTTTTCTTTGTCGGACTTACGAATACCCAACCGCCGACACTCCCAGTA